AACAACAAAAGCAGGTTGTGACATGGGCAAGATGGGCAAGCAAATCAGGCAAGTATCCAATGCTTGAAATGCTTCATTGCAGCTTAAACGGCGTAAAGCTATCGGCAATACAAGCAAGTATCGCAAAGGCTCAAGGAATGTTGTCGGGCGTGCCTGATTTGTTCTTGCCAGTGCCGAAAAACGGTTATCACGGACTGTTTATTGAGATGAAATACGGTAGCAACAAAGTAACGGAAAACCAAGAAAAGTTTTTGCAGAACGCAGCAAATGTTGGCTATGCGGTATCAGTTTGTTATAGCGCAAACGAGGCCATAAAACGGATCGAGGATTATTACCAATGAATCACTTGAAACTGTTTTTGATTGGTCTGTGCGTACTGGTAATCGTTTTTTTAATCGCTAGTTGCAGCGCAATGCCCGTTTGCACCAGTGTCGTTAAGTTGAAAGTTGAAGTATGTCCTGTTAATTAAAAAAGGTGATGTATGCAGCAAATATCGCTTATTCAAGAAGCTCAAGAATCTCAAGACGATGATATTGTTTGTGTTCAAGAAGTCGCTGCTAAAATCAAAAAAGAACCTACTGCAACACAAAAAATGATTGCCGAACGCTTTAAACTAGCGCGTAATTTATCAGGGTTTGAAACAGAAAAAGACGCTATTTTGAGAATGGGTCTTAAAAACCCCAAAGTTATTTCTCAAATAGAAAACTGTCATCGTCAACCCACATTATATTTTGTTATTCGTGCCGCAGAAGCTTACGGCGTGAGTGCTGATTTTTTGTTAGGTATGTCAGAAGATGACGATAGAAGCAGCGACATAGCCACTCGTTCCGTTATTTTGAAGCAAAACACAAAAATGGTCGAAATGTTTGCAGGGATACTATCAAAAACAACTTACGATTATGCAAAAAATGTCGGCGATGAAACGACTCAACAATTAGCAGAAACAGCAGAAGCGTTGTATGTCAAATTTACCCGATTTTGTCAGTTAAACCCTGAGTTTGAAAATATGCGAGGTGGCGCACCTGTCCAACATTTAATTTTGTCACTCATGCCGACAGTTAAGCGCATTAAAAAACGCCTAGAAGCGCGAGATAATCTTATTGCATTGCACAACCAACAATTAAATCATTTGGTGCAACGTCAATTGTTTGGAGGTAACAATGGCTAAACATTATCCGCAAACGCTATGGGATGCGATTAGGGCGTATTGGGAGAATAGTAATGCCAGTTTTTTAGACTCAGCTAAAGCGGTGGCTAAAGGGGAGGATATACCGAGCAAGCAAGTGATTCAAAAAAAAGCGATAAGAGAAAACTGGCAAAAAAAACAGACGGTAGGTGGTGACGGTGGTGACGGTGGTGACGAAGCGTTACCTAGCGGTCAAAGCCTTGCAAACATTAACAACAGGGCTAAAAAGAAAGCTGATTTTAAGCAGGCAAGTGGTGACGGCCTTGCAGACGTTATCACGCAAAACATACACCTGAGTCCTGCCGAAATTGACGAATTGTGTGTTGATTTTAGAGCTGGGGTTTTACAAAAACATCGCGGTGATTTTGGTGAAATGAATAATGTCGTTAATTTGTGTATTCAATTATTTAGAAAGGCAATGGAAATTATTTCTGACGGTGGCTATGTATCGGACGGTGATATTATTGAGCGCAATGGCTTTATTCATGCAAACCTAAAAGTCAATTTAGTAATGGCCGAATTTACAATAAAAGCGATGTTGAACGCGGCAGGGGTAAAAAACATCATTCAAACGAATGAACGCAAATCATACGGACTTGAAACATACGAAGAACCCAACAGTAGTGGAGATTTGTCTAAAAAGGCATTAAGTCAGACAGGTATGGGTAATCACTATGAGCGGATTAGATTAAGAAAGCCTGATGAGAAATCTTCATTAAAAAACAGATTAAAAGATAAGGTGTGATGTAACCCTAGCAAAAACCCTCCAAAAACATCCCCAAAATAAGCCTATCCATCCGATAGGCTTTTTTCATGTTCACGCTTAACACCAACGCGCAAAGCACGGCCATCAATGCCGAAGACATACAAGGCATGATTACTCACTGGCTGGCTACGCCTGTAAATGGTTATCTAGGTAGCGATTACGGCAGTGACGCAAAGTCGCTACTGCAAAAAGCCTTACATTCAGGCATAGCAGACGCATTTATTGCCAAGATGAAAAAAGACATTCCTATCCTAAGCGTTATCCCCCAAGAAAATATCGGGCTTTATTCCGTGCCTGAGATGCCCGACAAACTACGCCTATTTATTGCCATTGCAGGTATTACTACGGTAGAGATTAACCCATGACCACAAAAGCCCAATTTCTAGCCCAAGCCCAAGTTGAACTAGGCAATCCGCAATATGGCAAAATAGCAGCATTAAATACCGCGCAAGACCCACGCATCGTTGCTGCTATTGGCGCAATGGCACAAATGCTGGAGATGTACAGTGTTCAGCAAGACTTAGCCGAAACCGAAGTATTTGTTAAAGCCCGTGATGCTACTGTTTTAGCAGACGCTACGCTAAAAGGGATTTTACCCTTAGCTAATTCAGCGCGTGTAGAAGCGCAAGTGACTAATCCGACATCCGTAGCCATTACCTTAGCCTATGGTCGCCGCTTGTTGGACGACAAGGGCAGAGTATGGCGTGTAGCCAGTACGCTTGTTGTTGCGGCAAACAGCACGGGTACAGTTGACCTTAATCAAAACGAATTACGCACAATCAATCACACCATTGCTAACAGCGACCCTTTTTATACGATTACATTGCCCCAAAACGACGAAGGACTTTATTTAGAAAACATTCGCATTAAAGACACCATAGGCAGCACCGATAACTTATACCGCTATGCACCTGAGTTTATGAACGTTTTGAATGGGGAGCGTGTTTATCACCTTGAAACCGACGAAACACGGCAAGTCACTATTCGTCTAGGCGCACAAAACGGCGCAACCCTAGTTTATGGCTTTCAGCCACCAATCAATACCGTGATGAGCATTGAACTAACCGAAACATCGGGACAGTTAGTTATTGGTACAGGGGCGAGCTTTAGCCTTGAGTACAGTAATAACGCCAATGAGGACGCATTAAAAATTGTTTCGACTGGTATTAGTTCATTGGGTAGCAATCCCTTATCGTTGCCTGTATTGCGCCTGTTATCGCGCTATAACGCTTTGTACGATCATAATGCGGTTTACTTATCAGACTTTGATTTTTTAATCCGACGCTATCACGGTGACAGTGTGAACTTTTTGGCGATTTGGAACGAGCAAATACATGAAGCTTCTCATGGTTATGATGTGGCTAATATCAACAAACTGTTTATTGCTGTGCAAGCAAAAAACGCATTAGAGCAAGCCAGTATTCAAGCAGATATTGGGTTGCTGATTCAACGAGCAGATAACAGCTACAAGCGAGCTATTATCCCTGTTGTTGACCAATACTACCCTTTAACAGTTACTGCCACTGTTGCCGCTATTCACGATTCCGCACAAGTCACGCAACAGATTAAAGATACCTTATTAGCCATTTATGGCTTAGGGCAAATCAAAGTCTCACAGGGACTTAAAAACAACTTTAACCGCCAAGAGATTTATCAAACCCTTAAAAAAGCGATTCCTGCTTTTCAGGACTCAATTAGTGATTTTAATGTGACTGTTGGCGCATTGCCTGATCCTGTATTACCAGAACATTATTTTTACTTACACCCAACAATTAACTTTACCGTGGCAGTAACACAACTAAGCGATGCAGGGGGTGGATTGTGGAATTAACACCCTTAGCTCCCTTGCAATCCAGTGTCGATTATTGGGATGAAATAGACGAAAGCAGTATTGAAAATGAGTTAAAGCTGTTATTTATTGCTTTGTTTCAAGAATTGCTACGCACAAAATTTAGGCGCATTGACCATTACGGCTATCCGCATTTACTGGATGAGCCTGATTTTGAAACGGTACAACGATTCATTAAATTAGAGGGATTAAGTCTATTAAACCGTGAAACCGATAATCAGCCTTATATGTGCGAAGTGTTTAGGGCATGGCGCGGCCAACATTCGCGGCGCGGCTTAGGCTTTTTAGAATTTTACTTGCAAATGCTTTGGCCTGATGCGTGGCAGATTACCCAATACTGGCATAGCATCTCACAACACGCAAACTATCCGTTTAATGTTACTGCAAATGAAGCGGAGAGTAATTTTTTAACCAGTCGTGTTTCGGTTTTTCTCGATCCTAATTTAGTTACCAATTTTGAAGAGTTGGCAAAAATGACCCCAGCGTTAAAACGGGTAGTGCCAGCGCGTATTGTTTTAGGGTTTTCAATTGGTCTTGATCCAACTGTCCCTGTTTACCTAGAAGTAGGTATGGCGTTCTCACCAACCGTTTGCTTGACCTTTGAAGATAGTGCATTGTTGTAACCTTGCAAAAACACGCTTAAAACGCGCCTGATAATAGACACAACTAAACCTGTTAAGAGATTTTACTATGTCCGTATCACCTGCTGATTTGTTAGCCAAGAATTACAAAACCGCGCAAGCTTTGGGTCAAAAAGAGGCTCAATGCGATGCGTATTTTGAAATTGAAGGCTATGAAAACTTAAAGTTTTTAGCGAAAACTTTTCCGCGCCCCGTTTTAGCCAGTGCTGGAACACTTGAATCGTATTTGCCCAATGGTGTTAAGGTTCAACAGCCGCAACAATTACAGGTTGCTCAAACCCATGAAGTGAGTTTTTACGTCACGAAAGGCGGTCAAGTCGAAAAAGCCCTTAATGCGCTCAATAATAGCGGCGGCATTTTTCAAGCTACCGTTCACTTGGGTCAAGTCGATAAACCTTATGCGAGTTACCCATTAACAGATTGCTTTATCGCTGAAATCTCACCACTAGACCAAGATATTGAAGGCGTAGGTCAACACGTGATGATGAGTGGCACACTTTACTATCATTATTTTGGTGAGCGTAAAGAGGCGTAATCCATGACCGTTGCCGTATTAGTCACCGAGTTTATGGCCTCTCGATTAACGGGAGGCTTGGTCTTGACCGAAGCCGAAGTGACGACGGCAATGGTTAAGGCAGTACGCTTTTTTGCGGGTTATGCGAGCTTGGCACATTTTACCAATCAGCCTGCACCGATCACACCAACCGTTACGCAAATTGACAGCACCGTGGCATTAACGACGAGTGAATGGGCAATCATTCAACCGTTGTTTAATGCCTACGTTGACCATGAGAACGCCATACGTTTAGAAGCGTCCCGTGGTCTAGGCTTAGATGTGTTTGGGCGTTCGGTGAGTGAATTAGCAGGGGCTATCACGCAACTTGAAACAGAATTACCGCGCAAAGCGTTTTACCAAGCTATCGTGAGTGTGGGTAATTTAGATGTTTATTCAACTGAGTGATGACACGTTACTACCCTCAAGTCATTTATTGTCGGCGATATTGCGTACCGATTTAGTGCCTGTACCTGTCTCGCTAGAGCTTGATGTACGGCACAATGACAAACTGGAAAAGCAACTAGCCGAAGGTCAAAAAATCTTTGTCACTGGTAAAGCCATTGAATTGCAAATCATCAAGTCACAAGTCAAACAAAGCCCACAAATACCCGATAGGGGAATGATCCAAGTCACGGCGGTTTTATCATCCTGTGTCGCCATTGGTTATAGGCGGCAAAAGGCAGTCATTCTCAAAAGCAATTCTCTGGGCGCAATCTATAAAGCCTGTGGTGCAAAGGTCAGCATTAAAAATGATTTTACCGTGCCATTGTTTGTATCGTTTCTAGGGCAAGTGCCGTCTGAGATGATAGCGAAAGTTTTGCAAGAAGAGGCCGCTATCGTGCGCTTAAACGGCAAGCAATTGGATTGTGTACGACTAGCAGACTTAATGAAACAAGACCCCAAGTTAAGCCTCCCTCAAGGTTTTGGCGAGCAAATAGTGAGTGGATTTTTAGAGCGGCATTTAGTCCCTAGTTTTTATACCACAAGCGACAATCGCGCCGTTATCAAAGGCAATACCAAAAAAGTGCGTGCTATGCAGTACACGCCACGGCATAGCGAACGTGCCGCCAACAACATGACCTCGGCACTCATCACCAAGCAAGTGCTTAATTTGGGGTTTAACGACGATTACCAAGCAGGGGATGTGTTTAATATCGGCAGTGCGCCTATGGTTATTGTCACGGCGGCACACGTTTATGAAACGGAAAATGAAGGGGACGGCGGTAATCAATACACGCGCCTATGGCTAGGGGAGCTAGAAACATGATGATGATGTTTAAGTATCCAGCCGTAGTAGTGAGTTATGACGGTGTAACACGGTTAGCGAAGGTAAAACTAGAACCGTTAGATGAAGGTGCGGATACCGTACTGGATGCGGAGTTACTTTATCCGTTGGGCGATAAGTCGAATACCGCGATTGAAGTATTGGCGGATGATGCGGTATGGGTAGAGTTTGAAGCAGGTGATCCACGTTACCCGATTATTGTCGGTTATCGCAATAAGCGAGAAGGCAACGATGACGCAACACGGCGTTATCATCATCACGGCAGTTTTGAGATATTGGCTGACAACATCATCAAGATAAAAGGCAATGTGAAAGTCATTGTTGAAAGCGAAACGGTAGAAGTTATTGCACCTACGGTTAAAGTAACTTCTACTACGGTAACAGTGGATGCAACAACAGTCACAGTGAACGCAAGCAATACCAATATCACCAGCCTTGTGAATATCACGGGCAACACGTCAATTACAGGCAATTTAGCGGTAGCAGGGGCAATCAGTGGCACTGGCGGCAGTGGTGCGACGATTGCAGGTAGTGTGACTGTCTCAAGTGGTGATGTGGTAGCGGATGGTAAGAGCTTGAAAGCACATACGCACCCTTATACGGATAATGGGGTAATGATGGTGACGAGTCCGCCATCATAACGTAACCCTCACTAACCCCCCCATTCCCAGTAAGCGACAATAGCCCTAAGTCTTAACTTATGTGTATTGTCGCTATGCCACCTAAAAAAACTGCTAAACCCACAGAATCTATCCCGTCATGGGTGCAATGGATTAAAAATGTTGCTATCGGCAAAGAAGACACTCCCGAAGCAGACACATTATCAAACATTGACTTGATGGACGTTGAGCCTGTTTCTACGTCTATTTTATTAGGCGGCAATAGCGAGGCAAGAAGCCGTCAACAGATTTACGCCAAATACCAACAAATGCAGCAAAATTCATTTATCAATGCAGGATTGCGCTTACACGTTACGGCGGCACTAGGTGGACACGAAAGCAAAGGCGATGTGATTTTTATTGAATGTACACCCGAAGCCGAAAAAGACCCGAAGAAAAAGAAAATCATTGATGACTTAAACGTAGATCTTAAAGACCTACTGAATAAAAACATCTACACCTTAACCTTTAACGCCGTGTCATGGGGTGATGGTTACGCCCGTGTTTATTCTCAAGATAAAGTCGGTATCACAGATTTAATGTGTGATGAAATGGTCTTGCCGCCATTAGTGCAACCTTTTGAGCAAGGCAGTCGAACTGTGGGCTATGTCGTTGGTACTGCAACTAATTCTAGTGGTGTAAAGCTATCCACCACGCAAATGATACGGGTAAAAATGCCGCGCACCCTCTATACGCCACAGGCTAGAGTCATGCAAAAAGCTTTTAAGACCGCGATTTTAGAAGATGACTCGTCTAACTTGCCCTATTTGCCGTCATTGGTCGGTGGTAGTTTTTTGGAAGGCATAGAAGACCCCTACAACCATTTGATTATGTCTATCTCAGGCATGGTAGGCCAACGGATTCAAGACGGCATTGATGAAGCGTTATTAACGGTCAACATGACGGATATGACCCATGAGCAGCAAAAAGCAACAATGGCAAACCTCGAACAAATGTTTGCAGAAACAGCCGCACAAACAGCCAAAGCCGTCAAAGAAGGCCGTTCACTCTTAGGAAAATTACGTCGATTTATCCCTGTTTGGAGCGATAAACAGCTTGTGCAATTACAGGGTGGTACAGGCTCGCAGCGTTCAGGCAGTATCACTATTGACGATGTAATGTTTCATGCAAAGCAGTTATCAGGTGGTTTAGGTATAGACTTGGCGATGTTGGGCTTTGCCGATTTGTTGTCGGGTGGCTTAGGTGAGGGTGGTTTCTTTAGAGTGTCGGCACAAGTAGCTGAACGCTCACGGATGATCCGTAATGCCGTGACTCAAGCAATTAACGACCTGATAGATATTCATCTCTACAAAAAGAGCGGACTTGCTTTTAGTGATGCAGACAGACCTTGGGCTATTAACTTTTACTCAGGCATTAGCGCACAACAAAAAGAAGCTCAAGACACCAAATTATCCATGATGAATACAGGTGGCATCCTGATTCAAACCTTGGCACAATTAAAAGAGCTTGGCTTATCACCCGAAGTCGTTAAACACTTGTTGTCCACACAAATGATGCTTGACGAAAATTCGGCTGATTTAGTCGCTAAAGGATTAGCCAGTGCCAAGCCACCCGAAGGCCAAGACGGGTTAGGGGGTGAGTAATGGGTGTTTTTGATGTTGCAAAAGCGAAAGTGCAAGGCGCAACAGGACAAATAAGCAATGCCAATAACGCACTAGGCCAAGCGGAAGGCGGCGCATTAAGCACCCTCAGTTCGGGTTTGGGCAAGGTATTAAATAATGATTATGTGAAAACAGGACTCGGCGTATTTAATCAAGCCACGGGGCTAATGGACAATGTAAAGGGCTTAATAGGCGCGGCAAAAAGCTTTTTAGCAGACCCTTACCAAGTAGTCCCTAATCCACTACTAGGCGGATATAGTCGCAAGGAAACCCAAAAACAAGCACAACTCGCCTTTAAGACCGCCTATGCCAAGAACAATCTGTTTTTGGTGCGCTTGCTTGATAAAAACTACCCGTACACAAAAACAATTACGCTGAATAGTGAAAATGGATTGCCTGATTCTGCACGTCATTTGTGGGACTTATTGGCGGTAGGTGTCAGTTTTAACCCTATAGCAATCACTGGCGATGCAGTCAAATTAGGGATGCTGCAAGGTGACAGTATTCAACAATCAGAGCGCGTAGAAGTGCGGATGACGTTATTAGATACCGCACAAGGTGATATTAAGCGGTATTTATCAGCCAAAAAAAAGCAAATGATTAACAGGGATGCAACAGCGAATCCTCCTAATGATTACGTTTTAGAGATGTTGATTATTCACATAGACCAAACACTAGGCCGTACCAAAATAGGCGAAAAATATATCGGAGTTTACAATGAATCAGAGTTATTAGAAAAAAGCTATACCAAGCACCGTTATCAAGTGCGTGTCTCTACCTTAGATATTGACCTCAATAAGCGCGAAGACAGCTTACAAGAACTGCAAGTGACATTTACCGAAGTTGACCCGTTTATGACTCCTGATCGGGGGCAAGATGGCAGTTAAAACAAAAACGATTGCGTTATTAGATGATCCGCGTTGGTGGGACTTTATCGAACGATACGCCTACGATTTAGGCCGTTTTGCCGTTGAAGTGTGCGGCATGAATGACATTGACAATAAAGCCCCTACTTGGCAACAGTTTGAACTATTCGACTTAATTCAAGAGAACGGCTGTCGGGTGTCGGTATCGTCAGGACACTCAACAGGCAAAACGCGGTCTGCTGGAGTCGTGGCATTATGGCATTTATGCTGCTATGCCAACAGTATTATGATGTTTACCGCCCCACAAATTACGCAATTACGCAATCAGGTATGGAAAGAGATAACGATTTGCTACAACCTAATGATGCTTGGTGATTTTGCTTGGCTTGCCGACTACATCGAGATTAAAGCCGAAAGCGTGTGTATGCGCGGCTATCAAAAAACATGGTACATCTTGGCTAAAACCGCCCCCAAAGGCGCACCCGAAAACTTGGCAGGCTTACACGGCGACTGGCTTTTCATTTGGGCGGATGAAGCGTCAGGCGTACCCGATGCGAATTTTGGCGTGATGGGCGGCGCATTATCGGATAGACGCAACAGAATGGTACTTACCAGTCAACCGACACGCAATAACGGATTTTTTTACGATACGCACCACCGATTAAGCAAACAACAAGGCGGTGTTTGGGATGATTTAGTCTTTAACAGTGAAGAATCCCCGATAGCCGACGAACCCTTTCTGTTAGAAAAACTGATTCAATATGGCGGCAGAGATAACCCTGAATATCAAATTAAAGTTTTAGGCCGATTCCCTGATAGAACCGATATTTACCTAAACAGCGAATCACAACTTGACCCGTGTTTTAGTCGTAAAGTCATTACCGACAATATGAATTATGGTTACTTGATTTGTGTGGACGTGGGCGCAGGGGAGTACAGAGACTACTCAGCCGTCATTGTCGTGCGCGTTTGTGGTTACGGTGAATATGGCGAAGATGCAAGGCGCATGGAATTAGTCGATGTGCCATTGTTTAGTAATAGCCGTGACTTGCAGTTTTTAGGCGGCAAAGTGCTAGACGTGTTTACGCAATACGAAAATGCGACGGTATTAGTGGACAGGGGTGGTATGGGTGTTGCCGTTTGCCAACAATTAGAAAATGCAGGTGTACCCGTCACTCGCGTTAATTGGGGCGACCCTTGTCACAACAATGATTTACGCAAGCGATTCTTTAACCAACGCGCACAAGCGTTATACGTCTTAGCAAGAGCGATTAAAGAGGGGCGTGTAGGCTTTTTAGACGAACGATACCGCACGCAGTTACTACAACAAGGCTCAAGAATCCCGTACACCTTTGACGAAAAAGCGCGTTATAAAATCATGGATAAAAAGTCAATGCTCAAAGACGGCATAAAATCGCCCGATATGTGGGACGCTTTGAGTTTTGCCTTTTTAGAGAGCGCGTATTACACACTATCAGAGGAAGGGCGCAACAGAGTACAAAGTCATCAAGCAGCCGATAAAGCCAACATTCGCGCAAAGCTGAAGGCTGCTTTAAGTCCTTAGTATGTAACCCTGCTAAAATCAGCCAGTCACACAAGCCATAATGCTATTACGTTTTTTAAGGTGTATGTTATGTCTGTTATTATTTCCCCCATTATCACTAATGCAGGGCTAGGCGTTTTTGCTCCGTCTGCTACGGGTATTGAGTTTACGTTTACTCATGTTGCCGTTGGTACAGGTACAAGTGTTGCCAGTGCTGCAAATACCGCCTTAGAAAACGAAATAGCCCGATTCCCGATAGCAGGGGGTGGCATGGTTACAGGCGGTCAAGCGGTATCTATCAATGCGTTAATCACGAACCATGCCAATGCGAATCCGCAAAATTATGATATTACCGAGTTGGGTTTTTATGGCGTAGATAGCAATTCAAATACGGTTTTATTTGCTATTTATCGCCAAAATACGACGATTATTAGTAAGGTGTCAGGTGCGGATATAACGCTACCTTTTGTTTTGGGTTTAGCGGCCTTGCCTGTTAATAATATGACGGTGCAAATTGATACTAATACCAGTGCGATATTGGCATTATTAGGTCAACATACCGCGTCTAGTCATCCTCATACCCAATATAAACGCACTTTAGATAATACAGAACGGTTGAAAATTGCAACGGCAGTTGATGCAGACGAAGCGATTAGAAAAGATGAATTAGATGCGTTGCGATTGCGGTTAATTGCCAATGGCATTGATGCGGATTTAGTCGTTACAAACAATGCCACAGGATTAGATTTTAATGATAATCAATTCAAAGTTGCTGGTGTATGGTACTTTGATTCTGCATTAAATACGTCAACAGAAAATACTTCTGGCATTATTACCGTAAAACAAGTAGGTAATAAAGCGTTTCAGCATGAGATTTTAGATAACGGTCAAGCGGCTAATAGAGTTTTTACAGGCATTCAATGGTTGCCGTGGGTATATCAAACAGGCGCGGTACAAGGCGTGGTTACGTTTATTCCTATTGATGATTACACAGACCTAAACAATTTTAATACTGCAGGATATTTTACTTTCAGTACTTCTGATAATGTTGGTCATGCGCCGCCAACACAAGGCTTAGAATCGGATTACGAGCTTCAAGTGCTAGTGACACCAAACTCAGGCATTATTCAGATTGTTAAGAATATAACAACCAATGCGAGTTTTATTCGTATAAAAAAAAGTGGCAGTTGGCCTAGTACATGGACATTAACGCCGCCAATTCAGCACATTGTTACAAATGCTGATGTCGATAACATTCGCTCAGAAGGTGTGTATTTGTGTACAAAAGATACAAACGATGGTTTACCACATTATGGTATCAGTCCCTATGACGTTTTTATTTTACAGGTTAAAAACTCAGAAACATTATTAACCGTTGTACAAGTCGCTTTGAAGTTAAACAATACTACAGGTGGTGGCGTAACCCGAACAAGCGAGCTATACGCAAGGTCAATCATTGATGACGGGTCTTCTATTTTTAGTTTATGGTATTCATACGATTATGATAAACAGGTTTACGAACATTCTTTAAATTTAACCCATTATTTAAGGATAGGTAACTGGCTTGATGCTTTTTTTGGCACTACTATTTTTACTATTACAAGCAGCAATCCCAATACATACCTTGAAACTCTTATGTCATTGTCGTCTTACGAAGATAATCTATTTTTGCGTAGTTACAATCTGAACAACGCATGGGCGGAAGGTGTTTATATTTTTACCCTTAATGACAACATTCAAAACATTCCGTCAGTATTTACTGACGAAAACCATTTTTTCATGTTGATTTCAATTGATACAAATGATTCTTATTCATCAGTTCCTGAACATAGAACGCAGATTATATTCCAAATGCACAGCGAGGGTATTGTATCGGATATATATATCAGGACTCAGTTACTAACCGACTGGCAAAATCACGTTACACCCCCTGCTTGGGTGCTTGTTCCTTAATAACGGATATAGGTTTTGATTATGCTAAGTGCTGCATTACTTCACACAAAACTACGCCAATTTGCCCAAAGCACCCCGACTTGGGCAACCGCGATTCGTTATCACACCAAACCCGATGAGCGTTATGACTTAACGCTCATTGCAAGGCGCGTGTATGGCTTACCCGATGAATGGCCTGTCATTATGGCCGCAGCAGGATTACAAAGCGTGGATGAGCCGTTGAACGAACAGTTACTGGTATTACCTACGTTAGAACAATTGCAACGGCTTAAACGCAATACAGGGGTGATTTAATGGCTCTTAAACCACTGACGCAAGCAGAACAAGATGC